GATAATGGAACATTCACATCTTTTACGGAAATTTTATTTCTAACTTCATCGTAATGTTTTACAAGAAGTTTGAAGTTTTCTCTCGACCATGCATTTTGTTTTAGTGTAGAATTTATAACACGAATAGACAAATTAGACTCAATAACTGACTCCAGAAAATTGTGTTTAACTGAATCGACAACATTACCGCCTGTAGAGATTTCAATTGCTTCGACATTTTCATTTCTCTCAATCGCTTTTGCGTAACCAACCATGGTCTCTAGCACTTGCATACCAAGACCACCACGAACATTCAAAATCATTCTTTAATTTCTCCGCATTCGATTCTATACGTATACGGAGAATCATTCTTGTAAATACCATAGCCCGCAATCATAAGAATAAAAACAATAGCAAGTATTGCAATACTGAAAACAGGATCATGATGCATAAGGGACTCTTACTTTTCTGGTTACAAAATAATTAAAAAAATCGTTATGGAGAGTATCATATATAGTATTACTCGACCAATCCAAATACGCCTCTGAGAAATATACATTAGATGTTAATACTTTTTCAGTATTAGTTTGCATATCAAAAAAGTATTTGTAGAATTTTCCAGTCCATTTACCTTTATTATCTTTTACTCTTCCATATCCGATCATTTAACTAATCTCCTTTAAATTTACAAAAACTAAACCGGTTCTCTTGATAAAAGGCTTAGTCATCGTGGAAACTTCACGGATATCTTCTGTCAGATTTGAACTATACATCAAGTCATACTCCGAAAACTTATCGATCCAATACTCAGAAAGTTGACAATTCACATGATGATGCCCATCTTGCCCAGGTAGTGCATGTGTCATGATAACGTATCGGCATCGGGCAAGAGTAGACATATAATTGTCCATATACTTTTCTTCTACATGTTCAACAAATTCCACACTCCAGCCTAAATCGAAAGTTGTAGGGCCTGTAGCATATGGCGTAGGTCCATTACAAAAATCGTGAATGAGAATGGCATGAGGATAGTCGGGAACGAAACCGAATTGATCGGTCTCAGGAAAAATAGTGAAGTCACCATCGACGCCAACACGAAAATTGTATCCAGCATCTTGCGCCGCTGTTAGTTGCCCGCCCGGACCACATCCAATATCAATGATGGAACGACAATTTCGATTTTCATACATATAGCGAAGGACACCATAATCAGTATGTGTCTTATTCATATGCCCGCCGAGATGTGCCGGAAGTTCACTCATTTTCAAATCTCATAGTTATATGTGTAGATATATTTATTACCTTCACTATCATAATATACTACATTACCATCTTTGTCAATATACAATTGATCGTCGGCTTTTTTATATTGTTCTTCAATATATTTGATAGCGTCCCGTTTTTCTTTTTCTTTTATAAAATCAATCATAGTCGCCATAATTTTCCTCCTGAACAACTTCAACTAGACTTACTGCTACTTTGACAATGCCACACCCTTCAACACATTTTCGACGTTCTTTCAAATCATTTATAGATGGATAAACGACATTACCACCAGATGCTGCACCAAGTTCGAGTTCATAATCGACTTTACACATATAGCCAATCACTGATCCGTCTTCTTCACACCACATTGCCACTTTTTTACTAACTCCTTAAAATACTTACCATTTATGCTATAATTTCTATATTCATCGGATTCAAGAACGCTTCTTTGAAACTGTTCTTTGATTTCGGTATAGTTCATTTCACCTTTAGTATTATGTAGACTTAAAATGATACGCTGAAAACCTTCAATACCATTCTCTTGAACTTCTTGTTTTATACCTTCATGCGAGCCGTAATATGTCTTCCAGTCACTCATAATTTTAGAGCGTCGTTTAGCACCACGCGCTTTACGCATGAACCAAAAAGTCTTTCTTCCTATGTATTTCGTATTATCAGGACATATTATAATATACACGAAACCGTGCCAAGATGCAAGCTCTTTTTCGTCTGGATCGAAAATTTCACCCTGATAAAGCCAGGGATTTTCGTAACTCATTCATCCCATTCGATATCGATTTCGTCTTGCCAATCCGACGACGTTAAGTTTTCACCACAAAAAGGGCAGAATTCTACGGGGTCTTTACCAACATATTCAACTTCAAATTCTGCCTCACAATTGTCGCAAGTATACATTTATGTTTTTATCTCCTTTACATTATAGTGTTTACTTCTCATTTCAATCGAATTCATAACTCCAAGTTTTTCTTCATTTGTATATTTTCGCCAATCTCGAATTTCATCTAAAGTTCGCCAGCATCCAACACAGAATGCTTTGCAATCAGTCAAACGGCAAACCTTGATACACGGGGAATTGATCATATTTAGTCTCTCTAATTTTTTTGACTGCTCCTGGAATACGACTGGGATAAACTCCAAGAAATGTTCCAGCTTCTAAATCTTTTTTTGTGATATGTCTTTTATGTATATGTTTAATTTTAGACCAATTCTCTAGCATGTATTTAGACAATCCATCAAACGTAGTATCTTCTATAATCGGATCGTCCTCTTTATAGTATGCAAACGATGCCATGAGATACCATGGCACCGTAAGATTTAAAGACATTTCAGTATATTTCAAGTCTATCATTGGAGCGGAATCAAACCTTTCTCTGTTGCTCTACCAAACTCGCCGATGATTTCATCGGACATAAAGTGGTTTACAAATTCTTCCAGCCCAGGAATAGTTCCCATATGCTCCGTTTTCGCATAGAAGAACAACGATCTTGAAACAGGATATGATCCATCCGCAATCGCTTCGAATGTCGGCTCGACACCATCGATACTCGCACCTTGAATCTTCTCTGCATTCTGATCTAGAAACGAGAAGCCAAAAATGCCGACGCTCTCTGGAGAAGAATCTAGCTTCTGTACGATAAGATTGTCATTTTCGCCAGCTTCAACAAATGAACCATCTTCCCGCATACCGGAACACTCCGCTTTCGCGTCCTTCTTATCTAAGCCATAAGTCTTTCTGCAAACTTCATGGAGAACTAATTCAACGAACGCATCGCGAGTACCAGAAGTAGGAGGCGGTCCATAGACATGAATTTCTACGCTGGGAAGAGACGGATCGATATCACTCCATAGCTTATATGGATTATACACAAATTCGCCATCTTTGTAAACCTTATTTGACACAGCCTTATAAAGTTGTTCGCGCGTAAGAGAGAACGAAGGTCCATTCTTAGAGTTGCCGACGACAATGCCATCAAAGCCAATCTTATGCTCGGTCATTGTGACACCGTTTGACTTGCAAAGCTCGATTTCGCTCTGTTTGACTTGACGCGAAGCATTGGTGATATCAGGATGCTCGACACCTACACCAGCACAGAAAAGCTTAAAGCCGCCGCCAGAGCCGGTAGATTCAATGACGGGAGTTTTGTATCCGAAAATATTTCCGAATGTTTCCGCTGCTACTGTGGCGAACGGAAAGACTGTTGACGAACCGACAACCTTTATCTGGTCCCTTGCAAGCGCTGTAGTAGAAAATCCAATAATAAGTACTAGACTTAGTAGTAATTTATACATTTTGTTCTCCTTGTTACCAGAAATAGATATTGTTTTTTTACGTTTCATAAAATTTTAAGAGACTTCTTCCCAATCTTCGGCTAACATGTCTGTCTGGCTACAAAGCCATGGTACAACTTGGCCGTCGGCGGTTTTCATGTCAACGTGCGCGTGATATCGAACCTCAGTGCCTTCTCCCATAATAGAAAGGAGCGGTTCTCGATTGACAGTAAAAGTAGAGCCATTGACAAGGAAAATAAACATATCCTTGCCGTTCCATCCTGATCTAGCAACTCTCTTGCCAGCTTTCAATAATCTTAATGCATCTGAAAAATTCATATTTTATCCTTTCTTTTTTAAATCGTCTAGAACATTAAAAAGTGTTCTGACTGCGATTTTTTCTTTTGATATTTTCCTATCTCCAAATTGAAGTGGAATCAAACCTTTCTCGACAGCTTTTCAACGCCTGCCTGTGCTTGGTTACAATCCCATGTAGTCCACTCGTCTATCACGACTGCGTTCACTTTAGTTCCACAAATTCTCGTAGTACTTCCCAAAGAGCCTGAAGCCATTTGAAATCCTTTCCTGGTATTTTTTACGACCTTCCCAATCATACTCTCTAGTATGCTTAGGTCCATGTACCATTTCACTCATACCACCTTCAAGTTTCTTCCACTGTAAATCGCTTTCACCTTTTTCGAATTTACTTTTCCAATCATCATTAACCTTGTTTTCAAAGGCAAAGATCATTTCGTCCAGCACCCAGTCCCAACGTTCGAAGTGTTTGTCATCTACTTCGCCGTTGTCTTTCTGCTTCTTGGTCTGCTTCTTAGGCTTTAGTTCTGGCGGACACTCGTCGGGATCAACATCGGGAGCACCGTGTTTGGTAGCCTTTAGTTGCTTGAGCATGGGCAGGATAATGTGGGCAAGGGTATCATCCATACTCCAAGTGTCCCAGCGATCAATGTGTACTTTGATGGTGCGTTGTTTCTTGCTGTGTATCCACGACAAAAACTTGTAGAGCCAAGTTGTAGGACGATCCTCCCGCATGTTAAATACTTCGCCTACTTGGAGTTCTGGCAATACCTTACCATAAGCAAGCCATTCGCCAAACTTATGTACACGATCTGCCGTGGTAGGAAATCCGTATTCGTCCTTTTCTTCTGGCACCCAAAACATCAGAGTTTTGGCCAACTGATATGGCCCGTACCAGTCTGTGTATTTGCCTATTTTCACTCTCATTTATTCTTACTCCTAGAGTCAAGTTCTTTATCTTTAATCTGCTGGTTCCCTATGTTTCTGGAAAACACAAGGGCCTTTCTATAGATCGCATCCTCCAGCCGCGCTACAAGCTAATTCTTGGCTCGATACTGTCATATCATTTGTTTCATACTTGGACAACTCGGACCAATCTACATTCTTTGGCATCTTTTCCAAAAATGCTTCATACTCTTCCTTGGTGCAGTCTTGGTAAGGCGCCTGACGGTAAGTGTGCTCACTATGTGGCAAGAATGATACACCGCTCATCCATTCAAAGTTCCCATATACCCATGCACCAACTTCCATCCATTCATGCTCTTTTACTGAAATTGTGACAGAAGGCTTGTGTTCACACCAACCAATCTGATAAGTTTTCCACAATTCTAACTGTTCAATAGCCGTCATATCTGTTCTGAATACGCTATTCTCAGGAGCTTTCATTGGGAATGAGAAGACCCAAGTATTGTCTGGCTTCATAACATCGTCTTCAACTGGAAAGTCCATATCAACCATCATCTTAGCAAGTGGGTCTTTCTTGTCGCCGCGGACAGTACGAATATAGTAATCGTTGTGGCGAGCGTGAATGCCACTACTCGAATCAACAAGTTGGGAAACTGTGCCTGAGGGTTTTACTGCCGTAATAGCAACAGAAGGATTGATGCCGATTTTCTCTGCCCAAATCTTGTTGGTCTCCACAGCAACTAGGCGAAGTTCTTCAAGGAGTGTCTTAGTAACGTCCAATCCATTCTTACCATTTGTAAGAGGATTGTCCATAATACCAGTGAGAGATACACCAAGAAGTCTTTCCTCTTCACAATTGTCCTTCCACTTCTTAGAGATATATTTGAAGTCGGTCAAAGTACACTGAAAAGTACCAATGATCGTTGCGAGTTTCACCTTCTCCTTCAAAGTTTCTACAGTATCGGTAGCGCGAATAACGACCTCAGAAAGATTACAAAACTCCCTGTCACGGAGAATAATTTCGGAGCAAGGATTGGTCCCGAATTCATGCTCTGGGTCTCTACGGCCGAAACGAGCAACTTGCTTTTTTGCGGACTCACGATTGAAAATGCCGCGTTCACCGGACTTAGAATTATACAGTGATAACCACTCCTCCATAAAGATGCCAATGTCTGGCTTTTCTGTATAACATGCGGAGTTGTTAGACAATGCTCTTTGTGGATTGATTTCCCACCACTGACCAGACTTAGCGTGACGAATACGATCATCGGAAAGATTGGACAAAGAGATAAGCGCGGAACGACGAACGCCACCCACAACTACAATTTCCGCAATCTTACAAACAATATCATGACATTCCAGGGAAGTCAACTTTCTTCCAGCCGCGTTTCGAAAAATCTCTACTAGAAACGCAAAAAGGTCTGCAAGTGGTTCTGGTCCACTCGCACGACCTCCAAATGTCTTTAGTACGCTTCCCGCTTTACGGACCTTGCTGGTATCCCAGCTTGGAATCTGCCCCTGATAAAGAAGTGCGATAATCTCCTTCAGTGCTTTCGCCCAGCCCAGCTTGCTATCGCCAACAGGAACAACGGTATCCGATTTATGAAAATCTTCAGCAACAGTAGGCAGCCTTGTAATATATTGGCGCTCAACCGAAAAGCCGACGCCAGTGTTATGCACCAAATTTCCATTTTCTAGAACGTAATTATGATTTTTTGGAATAGTCATGTCCATATAAACATGATTTTCAGAATCTTTTATATATTCCTTTTTTACTAGTTTCAAAGTCTTTTTCCTTCTTTGTTTATCTTTTTATAAGAAAATCCTGTTTTTTCCATAGCATCTTTAATAGTATCATAGACAATACCATCAACTTCAATTCTCACTGAAGATGGATTATCTTTTCCCACTTTCAAGTTTCCGTTTTTTTCTCTCGTTTTTCTAATCTTCTCTTTAGTCTCTGTAGTATGTTTTTTACCATAAAAAGGATTATTATTTCCTCTTATTTCAAGAATTCTTCCTTCAATCCAATTTTTAGGTTGTGTGCCCGGTTTAAATGTTTTACTTTCTAAACCATTATTATACCACCTTTTGCCGAATTGACCATTCTGTTCACCGGCTGTGTGTCCCTTTCGACCTTTAAGCGAAGTTGATTTTCCACTTCTCGTTTCACTCATTTTCTTTTTAGTCTCTACAGAAGCTTTAGAGCCCAATCTTGATTGCCGAATCTTTTCCTTCGTTTCTTCAGATTGGATTCTTTTACCATTTCCTTGTGTAATGTTTTTTATTTTAGGATCATAATTGGTTAAATTATAATATTCATTTGAAAATACCGCATTCATTTCGTTTATAAATTCAAATTCCTTTTTATATAAATTATCAACACTATCATATTCACGATATAATATCGTTCTTTCGAAATTTTCTATGCCGTATTTTTCAATTGCTCTTTTAAAATATTTACCAGAACCTATGTAAGAATCTTCTTCTTTTCCTACATGAAGCCCTATATATTTTTTACCATTCAATTTATTTTTCCAACAATAAACAAATCCTATCATTTTTAGCGATACCTTCTTCTGTTCCATTCATTAGTTATTTATATATTCTAAAATTTCAGAAGGTATCAGATAAAACGACTAATCGATTTCGTTGAAATTTTGAATTTCGTCAGTTTCAGTTAAATCTTTGGCTGCGACCCAACCTCTATTTTTGGTATGGAACTCATGGTCTTCCGTACATTCCACAACATAGCCATCTTCAAACTCTAATTTCATTTTAGGTTTTCCAATAGATTGTAGAGTCTCTGAAATGCCAGCAGGATTTATATATTCGTAGATATTATTTTCAAAATCAAATGATAAAACTTCATCTTCTTTTGTCAAATCTTTGAAGGCTACATCACCACGTTTCGTTTTTACTTTCGTCTCAGGATGAAAACAACCGTTCATAAGAATATAAAGAATTTCATCAAAGGCGGCTACACGATCAATAGCGACGTAAGAGCAATTATAACCGGCAATATTGTCACGCTCTAATGCTGGTCCCGCAGTCATAAGAGCACGCATAGAAGGCATAACACGAAGCGATAAAACCGCTTCCTCTAATAGATTCCGATCGGCCTCAGACAAATCAAAATTATGTTTCTTCTTCAAATCCTTTGTAAAGAAGTCAAAATATCTTGAGACTGTCTCAGGCCAAGTTTCACGTCTTCCCAACTCTGGAATAAATCTACTGTACTTTGATAAATGGATATAGGATTGATAAACCGTTCCTAAATAGTTGTTGTTGTTATTATACATCGATTTCCTTCTTTTTGTTAATTCTTTGTTTCTGCATATTTCACAATTGCTGGAAAATGTTCGGCGATCACTTTCCAAATCTCCTCAGCCGGCTCATAATGTTCTTTTTGAGTTCCGTGTTCTTTAGTTCTAATTCCATATGCTGGTGCGCAATAATGCAGCCAGGACCTAAGTGTGCCATTCATACACATTGTAGACATTGTAAGTCCTTCTGGTAATACAACTCTCGCACACTCCTTCGCAATACCATTGTTTAGCGCCCACTCATAAGCATCTTTAGCCTCACGAATGACATTTTGTTGCTTCTCTAACCAAATTTTAGATAGCTCTCTATGTTCTGGATCATCCATATTCAATTCAATACTATTTTGACGATTCTTCGGATCTTGAAGTCTTGCTTCACGATATGTGAAATTTGATTGTTCCGCATATCTTTGACTAAACTCCTGAAAAGAAAAAGACTTATGGCGCAATGCTTGTCTAGCAATATCACGCGCAAGATCGACTTCAACTACCACATTTGCCATTTCGAAAATTGACCAATGAGAGTTTCTAAGGCAATAACCCAAAAGTTTCTCTGCGGTATCTGTATTTAGTTTGTTGGAAGGGTTCGAAACTCGTGCGCAATAAGAAATTATATCTTGAGGAACATCTAACCCCGTCATTTCCGGTTTTGTAATTCCAACTAATCGTACATTATAGTCCATTAACACTTCCTCCAATGTGAAAATTTCATTCGTGCTTCCAGGCCGGAGCATGAGTTCTTATATATAATATCCTCAACGTCTAGATCGACTTTGACCATTTCGTTAATATCTTTTTCAGTGATATTTTCAGGCCAAATACAAACTGTAAAACCGCTCTCAATTTGTTTATGAATTAGTTTACAAATTTCTTTGTTTCGCGGTTCATTATCATACACATAGATTGTATTGGCGGGCAGAAGCTTCCTAGCAGATTTCATGGCAGAACCACCGGCGGCTACTGCATTACTCAGAAATAGACTGTCTAGAGGACCTTCAACACAAACAACGGGCTTACTAAAATCCACAGCGTCTAGATTGTAGATTTGAACAACATCTTCAACAATATTAATAGCAAGATATCGAATCGGATGGTCATCAATCGCACGCATGGTAAGCCCCGTCAATCGCCCTTGCCGATCATAGAAAGGCAGGGCAATACGACTTTCTTTACCGGTGATTTTCTCCCGATACTTATCTTTCAATTGCCCAATCTTAGAAACATCTTCAACATAATAAAGACGATGAAATTTATCCCGTGGAATCAAACGACTTTCAACATACTTAATAGCTTCGTGATGATCAGGAAGAGTGTCTAACCGATCCATCAATCGATCTATTAATGAGTCTTTAGGCGTATCAAAGACTGGTTTATGAAACATCATATCGATATCCGGAGTTTTCTCAGCCTGCCCACTAAAAGCCTCTATACTATATTGCTTATAGAGGTTATTGTCAAGTATTTTCAGGAAATTTTTGAAATTATATGAGGCACCACAGTTATGACATTTCATCCGCAGCTTTTGATACGCGATAAAGAAATAGCCGCGAGTTTTCGATTTATTCTTTTGAGAATCACCACATAGAGGGCATCTAAACGTTGCTGTAAAAGGATTATTTTTAGTGACTTTATATCTATCCAATTGAGATGATATAAGGCTAGCGTATTTAATATCCAACCAAATCATACATATTCTCCATCACATACTTATCGTTCATAATACACTATAAAAAAAAGATTATCAAGTGTTTTTTTTACTTGACAATCTTATTTTTTAGTTGTACACTACGTATGTAGTGGTTGATAATGATTACTTTAAATAAAAAAGTTC